GTCAGTACATTCCGGTTGATAGACCTCTGGAAGAGAGGCCATCAAGTCGTTATCCAAGCGCAATTTCGCATTGTGATGATTTGGGTCTTCCACCCAACTCTCGCGATGAGAGGTGTTAGTTTGGTATCTAACAAGATATAAAAGCTAGCTTCCTCAAAGATTGTTCGTAAGAACCTACTCTCGAAAGAGTACCTGCAGCCCAGGGTAGGGATTGAAATAGACTTCCCGTTGACCCGGAAACTGAAGATTGAACCCGCGACAGCGGTGTTTGGTCGCACTTAGACTCCTGGTAGAGCCCAGTATAAAGATTCAACTCTCGTTAGGTCTGGTATGGATGTCCAGATGCTCTTATTAGCAACTTCGTTTACTCCTATGGATACGTCTGTAGGACAATGAACCGATGCGAAATAAGGCTACTGTTTGTGCACCTAAGAACCGAGCCCCACCATAGGCGGAGAGTAATAGGCACAGATCCAGCAGATACAGAGGCGGTAAGCTCCAACCCTCTATAAAAATAAGATGGAGAACGTAACTCTAAGAATGAAAGACAATAGAAAAACTCCAAAACCTCAAACCGAGGCTCGGCGGAATCCTAAGTCTTCATTATTGCGACCAGATGCCTTTGTTCAAAGGCTTAATGGTATGTTTCGTGTAAAAGCGAAACGGGTATCATTTGATCCTTTCTTTTTGATTGGATCTCTGGTACTAGGTCACAGAACGCCATCGTTAATTCGCGCCATACGCCATTTTGTTCTTGAAGCAAAGCGGTTGTCTAGTAAGAGTGGTATCAAGTTTTTAGTGAAATATCTAAAAGCTTGTCACGTACTTACAATGCAATCCGCAGCTGGTTTTAAAATTCCAGCTTCCCAACGTTTGGGAGTAGCTGTGGCAAGAACAAAAGGTGGCCTTCCTACTCTAATCCCATTGTGATGAAGGGTCCTTATCCGGAAGGGAGATCCCGTGACAATTAAGCTAACGCTGACATTGTTCTCGCTGTACCGTATCCTTGAGTTTCCTTCGAAATTCAAGACTGATACGATTACAGCTCCAGGTAAGGATTTAGGGCAAGTAATGCCATCAATAGAAGGGTTTATTCCCAAATATTGGAGATTACGTCCCCTAAAAATTAGAGACGAAGAACTCGCAACGTCCCCTTTTCCCATTTCTAAGTCATCTGCTTCTTCCGGCGGTATAAATATAAAGAAGGTCGGCTCTACGAAAGTAGAGGAGACCATCGTCGGAACTAGTGTAAAATCGCTAGTGAAAGCTTCGGTTGCCTGAGTCAATCACCCACTCTTTCGAGATTTCGAAGAGTGGTGTATGAGTACAGGTAACGAAGTGATCATGGAATATATGTTCCAATGATCTGAGGAGCCCATTCCTGTTACGTCTGCTTCAGCTCCTTTAGGCCGGTTGGGCCTAAAGGAGGAGGCAGCGGGAAAGGTGAGAGTATTCGCTATGGTTGATCCATATACGAATTGGGTGCTAAAACCTCTTCATAAGATATTACAAAAATATCTGAGAGGTATTCCACAAGATGGAACTTTCGACCAGCATAAGCCTGTTAAATTGTTGCAGTCAAAGGGACACAAGTCCTTTTGATGCTACGATCTTTCAGCCGCTACGGATCGATTGCCACTTGCCATTCAGACAGCGCTTCTCTCTCCAGTTCTTGGAGAAGAGCGAGCGTCTATTTGAGGCCGCTTGCTTACAGAACGTGAGTATACTTTACTCATGGATTCTTATAAGTATGCGGTGGGGCAACCCATGGGTGCATTATCCTCTTGGGTAATGCTTGCACTAACTCATCATTTCATCGTTCAGCTGGCTGCCCTTAGGGCGAAGGCGGGATATGAGGGAAAAGGGAGCAGCCGTATGTGACGTACGTCTGCCGAGTTTACGTGATTTGAGGACTATGCGGTATTAGGAGATGATATTGTTATCTTCGATACTAATTTAGCAAATCAGTATTTGGAAGTGATGAAGCAATTAGGTTTAGAAATTAATCTTTCTAAATCTATAAATTCTTCGTCATCTCCAGTATTTGAATTTGCTAAGCGGAC